TTGAACGAACTTTCGATTGAACGAACTTTCGATTGAACGAACTTTCGATTGAACGAACTTTCGATTGAACGAACTTTCGATTGAACGAACTTTCGATTGCGACATAAGTTCATATGTTTATTATATTTATTATGTAAGTGCCGTTGTATACAAATGTCAGATGATGATTCGACTTCTAATACCAATAATAATCGAATTTTTTTAGAAAAACAGCCATCCGTTGCAACATATATAAAATCAGACATATCACGGGGGGTTGGTAAAGCAATTAATTTATCACAAAAAATTATTGGGTCGGTTGGCGGGTCGGTTTTATCTGGTATTACCAATACAGTAACAAAACTAGTCCTCGTTCCGCATACATTTCATATACCAACACATACAGGAAAAAACGTTTGTGTATCGGAGACGAGTGGGTCGGGGTCAAATGGGACATTGGTTATTATTCATGGATTTGGGGGGTGTAGTGGGGATTATTTAGAGTTTATTAGAATGGCTCAATATAAATTTAAAAGAATTTTAACCGTTGATTTGCCTGGCCACGGGAAATCAGAACTTCCCGAACAATACTGCATTATACCAGTCGAATCGTCTCCTCCACCCAATATAGATTGGTTTTTCTTGTCGATAATTGAAGCAGTATCCGCAGTAATTACATCCGAAGAAAATGTATCATTGATTGGTGTATCAATGGGTGGTACCGCAGCAATAAAGGTTGCTGCTGCGATACCAAATAAGATTACTAATCTTATTTTATCGAGTCCCGCAGGTGCACCTCAGGATATAGCCGAATATGAAAACGCGTGTAAATTATTCAATGTAAAATGTCACCAAGACTGTTCAAATTTGATCGACACGTTATATTTCCGAGAAGTACACTTTGTTGAAAACTACATAATGACGCTAATATCAAAAGAACGTCTATCATCTCCAATTTGCGAATATTTCAGACAGGTTTTCAATATATTGGGACATACATATGTACCATATTCAGAATCAGAATTGAATGGTATTACCACAAGAACAATGCTTGTATGGGGTAGCGATGACAAATTGTTTCCAAATAAACGGTCTGTATATTACAAACGCATTCCTAATTTACATATCGAACATATAGATAAAATGGGACACATCCCAATGGCAGAGGATCCCGTGATGTTTCTAGAATTAATTGAACGATTTGTTTCGACGGATTCTACATTATAATATCAAATATTACCGCGTCGATTATATATGTAACATTACAGAAAAGTATATGAATATATTTGAAAAGTATATGGATAGATATATATTCAATATAAATGGGGTTTTTATTTAAATTCCGATTGTTTCCAAGTTGGTTGTTATCCGGTAATTCAAGTGTTATACTAAAAAAAATATTAGGACCTCACACGCACGCGCCATCAATATTCATTGTGTCGATGATCACTGGTGCATTTTTCACATCTATGTTATTATTTCCAGAAACTCCGTCGAAGAAACACGAACCAATTGTTCTTTATGAGAATAAATATTACGATGAATATTTGGAGAAAGAAGTGAAAGAACTTACGAGCGAAGAACTTGATAACTTGACAAACAAAATGGTTGAAGATGATACACCCCAGGGAGTTGTTTATATGGAATATTCCGCGGCGGACGATACATTTATTTGGTATGCCAGTTCCGGAATTACTGATAAAAATTTAAATACTGTTGTCAGGAAATTCGTTTGTAAATTTGATTGTGCGATATTGTATTATAATATACACGATGCGATTTTAGAAGAAAATAAACGGCATATATCTGCGGTAAAGCAGCAGTCGAATGAGTTACCTGAATTGGTTACCGAGTTACCTGAATTGGTTACTGATGTGTCGCCAAATGATTGTGCTGTCGCGAAAGAAACACCTAAATCAGTATTTGCATCATTCAAAAAATACAAGACGGGAGGAGAGCTTGGGAAAATATCAAATTCTGATGGAACGGTTAATTTCGCCAAGACGAAATTAGAAGAGGAACACGCGGAAAATGTGAAGAATATTAAGAAACGAATAAATCGATTTAGACGAGGAGGGAATTTGATTGATTATGATACTATAGTATTGGATCGCAAAAATGTGAAAAAACCATATAAACCAATGACATTTTCAATGTTTCAAAAAAATAAATTGGACACCCCATTGTGCGCGGAACCCAAATTGTGTTCGGAATAACCTTGTGTTCGGAATAACCTTGTGTTCGGAATAACCTTGTGTTCGGAATAACCTTGTGTTCGGAATAACCACATACATTAAAAATAATGATATTGTATATCTACCATATCATTAATGTCATTTCCAAACACACCAATTTCGCAATCGCTACCATCACTACCATCGCAACAATCGCTACCATCGCTACCATCGCAACAATCGCTACCATCGCAACAATCGCAACAATCGATGCAACCAAGTGCGCTTATAGATGATTTTGAAAATTTTATACCAATTGTTCGTAATTTATTACCAATTATATCGCCATTATTTAAAACAATCGTACTCGCTAGCAATGCGTTGACCAGTATCAATAATGACATTTCCAAAACCATTGTCATTGATGATTCAAATCATACCCTACAATGGCTATTGATAGAACGCCGTATTGTCGAAGTAGTTTTCGGATTGAATTGGTTTTTTGATGAGATGTTAGACAACGCAACACTACTTATTAATAATCATACTAAATTGGTAACGGCTAATTTATTAGGGGTGAAACGAATTCCGTATTATTTACCTGTAATCGGTCAAGCATTCATAATGGCCGATACACTTGCACATACGTCAATGGCAAATGTTGAAATGGCAGAATCAATATTCGATATTGGAAACAATATTGAAAATGCCCGTATGCGATTTGAAAATATAATCACCACACAAGCAGGAATCGAATCCAATGATTTTACCAACTCAATTGTTTCGATGACAAGCGCATTCAGAACTATATCGGAAATTGGTCTGCCACAACAACTCATTGATACGAACGATCTAATCGATCGACTGAATTTATTTTCCGACTTGATTGGACAATCCAAAATAAAATATTCACATAAGGAATTGCCGACCGACGAACCGACCGACGAACCGACCGACAATCCAGTTGTGGATATTATAAATAGAATCGAACAAACAGTTGTTCGTCAGTATACATATATTAATAACAAATACAATGATTTTGTATCCACTATTGGAGAAAAATATTTAAATGTTGCAATGGGTGAATTACGAGTTGAATTTCCCGCAAAAGTTGTATCGATAGTTAGAAAGTTGAATAATAGTCTACCCAGCGTACAAGGCGGAGGCGGCGGGGAACCTATGTCGGTGGATAGCACAGAACTAATTAATCGGATAAATAAGAGATTGGTCGATACATTACAATAGTTGTACCGCGTCATATTGTTTTTGTCGCACACGGTCTGGCGCTCCAAGTGACCGCCTTGTGACAAGAGCAACATAATGTTCGTAAATTACCCATCCCCGCGCAACCTCCACCATCAGCCACCCGAACAATATGATCTGCGTCCCATAATCCTCCTCCTCGTGCAGTTCCCCATGTTTTACGTTTGGTTGAAATACTATATTCGTTGCATATGCGTATATATTCGTCCGCGTATGAATCAGAAACAACCCGTCCACGACCTTTCCTTATAGTCATTGATCGTAATTGTTTTGCAATCGGTTTAGTGTCCACACCACATATTTGACATATTGCATTGTCGCGTTGAAACACACAACTACGTAAATATGATCCACTGGTTCGTAATTTATGTTCGTGGACACACACGGCACTACAAAATGTTCGGCGAGGAGGATGTATTTCCCCACCACATCGTCTACATCCTCCAGTAAACTGGGTTTCGTTTGAGGTCAAGTATCGGTTTTGTGTCGGGGTTGAATTGGGTATCGCATCGGTCATTCTTATAATATAATTACATATTCAAATTTTCTAAAAATCGTACCCCTAACTGTTTTAATGGACCGATGGTTTCATCGAATAATTCCACAATAGACTTTTCAAATGAATCGGTTTGGGTTGGATGTGGTTCAATCAAATTAATTGGAATCTTTCGTACAACATTTTGAATCAGCTCATCTGAATATACCGTGCCACCCAATCGTCTATTTATAGATTGAACTAAGTTTATAATATCTGAATTGGTAAAGTTTATATCACTATATAATGCATCCAATTCAGTTTTGTATATAATAATGTCGCCCCGATTAACTGATATTTTTGTTGTTTGAGGACCAATTTCGTCTCCAGCCGAATTATATGCTGTTATATTTGAATTACATAAACGGATAAATCCCAAATAATCCTCAAATAATACTTGTTTATTTTGAAACGAGAAAATATTAGTATTTATTGTTTCTACAATTCGGTCCATTATATCACCCGTCGCAGCGTCTTGTGGGATAACATACGATGCAATGAATGCGGCTAAATCAGGGGATTGAACTGTCGACAGTTCATTTAATATTAATTCTTTAATACTGTCTCGTTTCAATTCAAGAGATTCAATCATTCTACTCCACACCGTTTCATATAGATATTCGTTGATAATTAATTTCGCAATAAAGGATTTATCACTTCCATCCAGTACATTTGCACCACCAATTTGTTTTAATCGATCCACTTTTTTCAAATATGTAAATTGTGTCGGATAGTTAACAGACTGTAAATCATTAGTTATGGTTAAAGATTCCTTGGCAACAAGTCGAATAAACTGTGTCCATAATTTGCGCACAGGAATCTCAATATTAGAAATTAATATCGGTTCGACTATATACCGCGCAAAATCAACACCTAATACTGCCAGATCAAATATGGAGCTAATACCTTTTACTATTGGTTGGGCAAAAATCTGTCCTATTCCAAGAAATGCGTGCTGAGAAACGTCATTGAATACTGCAATACAATACAAATAATAAAATAATGCTGTAATTGGGGTACTTCCTATGGATAACACAGGAAGGGCAATAGTCAATGATCGACCCAATACTTCACCAATTCCTAATAGTCCCACAGCAGCGTAACGAGGTGGTTTCGACAAATTAATAAGTAATTCCCCGATCTCATCTATAAAAATAGATCCATTTGGTATGAAACTGTCCGCTTTAATTGTATCAATATTGGACATCACACTATCGAACGCACTCTCAATAACTTCTTTTCCGAAAATGGGTATGAATTGTCTATTGTTTAGACCAGTTATAATTATCTTCTCCCTAGTTTCCTTTACAGAAAAGTCATATTCAACCGACTCGTCGTTATTCGTTTGACCAGTTGTTGATATTGATGAAATTTCCAATTTTTTATTCAATATATTATATTCAATATTATTTGGTTTATTAACTATATTATTTGAAGGAAATGGTGAATACTCGTAATTGAATCCATCAGAAAAATTAATATATAGTAAAACAGAAACACCCACTAATTGGTCTCCTGTACCATTCAAAATGTCGTCTAAATGACTGCGATTAAGTATAAATGTATTTAATGCTGGTATATTCCATACACCATCTAATACACAAAGGGTTCTAAACTGATTCAAAGAATTTATTACATCAAGTTGTATCTTATTATCAAGGTTTAAAAATGCGGATTGAATCGATGCCTTAAATTGGGAAGTAACATATACAGATATTTCCAAACCAAATAATGGAGATGATGGGTCGTTTCGTTCATACAGTTCATCTGTTATAATAACGTCAAACGCCTGTATCATATATGCCAATATCCATATATATGAAATAGACGGAACATTTTGGAAAACAGTGCTATCGAGTGGGAGGAATTTGAGGAAATCTATTCCTGTTAATTTTATATTATCGACATCGTTTATGAATTGATTCTGATCTATAAATGAATCCTGGGGAAACACATTAAAAAACGAATCGACCAACTCATTGTATATCCCAATATCCCTCACTAAATCTGGATTTGTGGGGGTGGTAATTTCAATGAATTGTATAAATCGGGTAGTCGATACTCGATTCAAAATACCCGATATTGCTGCACCAGCCAGGATTGTCGTCTCAGATGACTGTTTTATCCAATATTTCAAAAATGCATACATTTTTAAAAATACATGACCAAATCGATTATTTGAATAATTAAATACAGGAGTCGTATCGTCTAAACTATATACAGATTGTAGATTGGGGTTTTCTTTTATTTTAAATACGGTATTGGTCTGAATTTCTTCGACCATAAAAAACCCGGTTAGTGTTTCATCTATAACAGAATCAGTGGTATCTTGTATTATTACACCAGGAAAAACCTCGGACATAAATTTTGTAAAAATTTCATACATTTTGTTATTTTCATCAGTTATATAACCAATTTGTAATTCCGTTAAATCTGGAGTATTTCCCAGTTTCAATTCGTCAAATAAACCTATAACGCGGTATAACAATTGTTCCATAAATACAATAGCGAACATATACTCAGTAATTTCGATGACTGGTAATTTTTGAGTGAAATCATTCAAATTAACCTCTTTGGATTCTATAATTTCTTTGATTTCTATTTTAAGCTGATTTGATAAAGGGGGTACCGTATTAGTCGTACCATTTGTTTGATTATTCTTATTATTTATTTGATGTATTTTTATATAATTACGAATCTTATCGAGTTCTTCATATTGAATGCCATACGCATCAGTCGATTCTTCGGCTATATTTGTGTTTAATTTACTGATGATTTCTTGTTCGGCTGGTGGTAAATTCGGTAATCCGAATAGTACATCGGACGAAACATATGGCGCCAGTATTATTACAATTGCATCAAATAGACTCTTGCTATTAGTTGTAATACGTTTATCGTAAATTGCACTGTATAATTTTTCTATATTGTCGTATTGATTTTTCAATGTCGTTGATAAAAATCCATTGACTCCTATAACAATTGATTGGGGTTTATCGTCAACAGTTCCGTCGGCAAACACATATTCGCCATTATCATTCAATGGTTCAGAATTTCCTCCATTTATAATTGTGGATATTTCGGCTATACGCTTTTGTAAAAACTGATTTGCCGAATCGGCAAAAACTTGGAAATTATTTTGGTCGAATAAAGCCGCTTCTAGTAGTTCTGGGAAAGTTCTTACATCGGATGTTGACATTTTGTATTTTGACTTGTATAGTATAAACATATTGTTGTATATAATCGTATTTTTATTCGTTTATTACGTAAATCCAGATAATTGTTCTGGATCAAATGATGACCCTAGCTGTTCGAATGCTATTCTAAATGCGTGTTTTTGAATAGATGGTAGATTTGTATATACCCCAAATATGTTGGGCGAAAGTATCGTTTCATCAAATTTGGTCGAACTTATTGGGTTTACTGATCGATCGGTCGAATCGGTCGAATCGGTCGAATCGGTCGAATCAGTCGATCGATCTGAATTATTTTTCATTTTATTTTTGGTTGTGGAAATACAGAATTTATCCATATCAGATTGTGTGAGTATAATTGATATAAACTGTAGATCATAAATCAATTTCCGTTCATTGGTTTGTACGCAATTACGGAACAGAACGATTTGCAATTACAATAAGTCGCCGACTATTCTGATGAGACGTAGTTTTTGTTTTTAATAATAATTTCGTTAGGTCTGAATCAACTACATACCCATATCCAATCAACTCACATATGAATTCTGGTATTCGATTTGCACACCAGAAATCGTGTTTCGTTTCATCTGACATTACCGCTGTGATACATTGATTACAACATTCATTTGTATTAGATTTGTACGGAGATAGTTTCTCTTGCCGAATTCTCCGTGTTATTTTACCCAATGGATCGAGGTGATTTAGTGCAGGTTCGATTATTAGTATATTTGTGTATCGTTTATCTCTCTGTATGTAATGAGGAATTAGATATACACAAATATTATTGTTTGTCATTGTATTATCATGATGTTATATTTGACGATTTACTTTCGTCCACGACGCATTGTACGTTTCCTCCAATTTAATGTTGCTCCAAGTTTAATTCCAATTCTACGTTTGGCGGACTTTTTGGCGGACTTTTTAGCGGACTTTTTAGCGGACTTTTTAGATTTCGATCCCTTATTCTTTTTTCCTCCCCCGAGTTGAATATTTTCATCATTCACATTCTCGTTATCAGTTTCAACCATATTCACTTCATCCCCTTCTTTTAAACTAGCACTATCGAATCGATGCATCATTGCATCCTGGATCTGTTGGTCATTTGTTGATTCAACATCTGCGGTCGGTTGCTCTGTGGTCGGTTGCTCTGCGGTCGGTTGCTCTGCGGTCGGAGCGGTATTATTACCGACCAAAGCATCGAGTTGATTTGTCAACCCACCCATCCATCCAATACCACCTCCACGTTTCGATCGATTCATTCTCGATCGATTCATTCTCGATCGATTCATTCTCGATCGTTTTATTGATTTTCTCTTTTTAGACCCAGATTTCGATCGTTTTATTGATTTTCTCTTTTTAGCCCCAGCATTCATTGATTTTCCAGAGTTATTTAGTTCGTCCCATTCGGCCTTTGCTTTTGCAATTGACTCTTTAAAATCACCTCCTTTTACAACATGTTTTTTGATCATATCGTTCCACGTAGGTACACTTGGCATTCTATATAATAGAATTATATAATATATAATAATTCCATTCGTTTCCTAAAAATTGATTTTGATATACCGTTGATATACCATTATAACTAAATAATAAACACATAAAATCGAAAATACACAATGAATTCAAACGCAGGCGGTAGAAACAAAAAAAAACAACGTGCGGCTAAAGGTGGGTCGGGCAGATTCACAAATAAACTTAGGTACGCGGATGATGGGGAAATGTATGCGTGCGTGGAAAGAAATGTTGGAAATGGTCGTGCATTAGTTGTGTGCACAGATGGACGTCAATACAGTTGTGTTATTCGACAGAAATTCAAAGGACGGTACAAGAGAGGAAATATGATGTCGGCTGGGGTGTGGTGTCTCGTAGGTGTTCGGGAATGGGAGACAAGAAAAGCTGATCTCGGTGTATGTGACCTATTACACGTGTATCAAGATTCTGATGTGACTGCATTGAAGCGACGGGAAACCACTAATCTGTCGGCAATTATTCGGGTTGAAGAAGATTTAAAAGCAGCGAATCATAGTGATAAAATGGATGATAATATTGTATTTACGGATGATCGAGGAGCAGACAATGACGCTAGTACGGAAGAATATTTATTGAGTCAATTAGATGCCCCAGATGAGGCGGTTGTCGGACCAGTCGTCGGAGGAGATGATGATATTGATTTTGATGATATTTAAATATATACTAACAAACATTACGGCGTGTACTAGAAGCATTGCCGCTTACACGATATTTATTTTTTTCACGACGGGACTTGGTTTTAATATTAGCGCGACGGCGATCTCTTAAGGTTCTATTTAAAACAATAACTATCATTGATGTATCTATTTGTGTTGGGGTGGTAAACATCACATCGTTCAACGGTGGACTGTTGAATTCTGATACAACTGATTTGTTGCACCCAGGATCATATCGAATCATGAATGCGTAGTCGGCACCTAGATTGCGTTGATGGTCTGATATTTTACGGATTAAAATATCGCTTGAAATACAATTATTTGTAATCTCAATTTGGTCTGTGACTGTCTCTGACCCCAATATAGTATTATCTTCACCAATAACATTTATTAGTAAGTCAATCGTTCGTACGTTTGTACGTACGTTCGTACATTCGTTTGTACGTACGTTCGTACATACGTTCGTTCGTTCGTTTGAACATTCGTTTGCATAGATGTAACTCATTGATGTGTTCACTTACTATTTAATTCTACTATTAGATTTAAATTCATCCGCAGAATACGGATTTCAAAAATTGATTCAAATATAAACTGAGTTAGAAACTACACAACATATTATGTCAATGCAAACAAATTCACCCAAATATGCCGCTAGTATTTGTATCCCAAGAGGATACCACAAGTTAACCTGGTCCGATGTTAAGTCCACATTCGAGACAGCATTCGGTTCACCTGGATGTGTTCAAAAAGTCGATCTTATTTTACGAGAAGATGATAAGGGACGTTCATTCAAACGAATTTTCGTTCATTTTAAAACTTGGCCAACCACCGATACAGCGGTGTTTGCAATGGAGAATATGAAGAGTAATGATGGCAAGGGAACATTCCAACTTGTATACGACGACCCTTGGTATTGGAAGTGCTCACTCAGTCGTGTGCCTCCACCTACATATAATCAAAATAAGTCCGCATATCGCAATAATACCTTTAAATCTAGTCCGTATATTTCATTTGAGAATACATCTTCTGTATCGACCGCCGTATCGACCGCCGTACATAACGACGGGTGTGATTCGGACGACGGCGAAATCGACGATGGTGAGTTTATAGAGACAAATGGTCTATCGGTAGAGGATTCTATTCGGGAGATTTCCAATATGTAGAAAACGAAATATATATATATATATAATTATTTACATTCATTATTTACATTCATTATTTTTTATCACATGAATGTAAATGTCAATAGCAACATTAAAAAGAAAAAGCCGACGTCTGAACGCAGTTTCATTACCCACAATCGCATGGAAAACAACGAATTCTTCTGCTCACACAGGAAGACTTATGCGGTGTTGCGACGAAGTTGTCCACGACCCGTCAAGTCCAGCGACCCATTGTGGATCGCAGTCTGGGTCTACTTATACCGAAAATTCGGAATATATTGCCGATAAAGTAAAAGAATTAATTGATTGTACAAATACGGAAGCGGCGGAAGCGGCGGCGGAAGCGGCATTATTATCCGACCCTCCCGAGGGAGGGTGTGTCGAACAATTCGTCACTATTGGTGGAAGAAATGTCCCATATTCGAATACAGTTAAGAATCTAAGTGTAATTGATAGCACAAGAGCACACGCAATGACATATGAGGAATATATGAAGCGAAAACTATCCAAATCAAACGCGTGTTGATTGGTTATTATTAAAAATTGATTCATATGGTTGTAGTATATTTATATAATACAACCTCATTCTCACACAATGTCCAACGTACTTAATTTAGAAACACACCCATCTCGCCCATTTTACACTCTCCGAGTGTTCTTTGATGGGTCCGATGATATGATTCGTAGTCAATATATGACCGATTTCGAGCAACGACGCGAACTAATTTCGAAATATATTCGATCTGGAACTTGTACACAAACAACTTGTCCTCATATTGATGCAGGAGTGGATTTATATGTTCCTACAAATATTTTAACACAACCAATATCCGGAAATGGGGGGTCGACAATAAAGGTCGCACATAACATTCATTGTGCAATGTATTTTGGAGATATTCCGTGTGGATTCTATATGTACCCGCGATCCAGTATTCACAAAACTAATTTGCGACTGGCCAATTCGGTCGGAATTATTGATGCGGGATATAGAGGCGATGTAATGGCTGTATGCGATGTACATCCCAATACGATTGTCGATATAGTTAAACATACCCGCATCGTTCAGTTGTGTGCGCCGAACTTGACATTTCCTATTTGTCCGATAATGGTCGATACAATAGACGCACTCGGTGGACATACTATCCGCGGATCAGGGGGATTTGGATCAACTGGTGTATAATATGTGTTTATTTTGAATAGTATAGATTTCCATTTATTTAATATATCATTTTTATTCTACTCATATTGAATTAAATCCATAGATTCCGACTTTAATTTATGTCTTATTCTGTCTTCAAGTATATCTATAACATACTTATGGCGCGGCAATAGTTTAGTATACAAAACGTCTGATTTGATTCGTCCGATCGTACGGTTGCAATCTGTACACGAATTAAATACAAAACCGTCGTATTCGGGGACAATCCCATCTCGCGTGATTATTGTATCGGCAGAACGCAAAATGGATTTTTTAATAATTATTTCTTGAGAAGAAATTTGCGAACATACCATACATGGATGTAACCACCCTTCAGGGTCCATCTGATCATCGTCGTCTAATTTACAACGAATAATTCCATTTCTATATAAAAACATTAGATTAATTGGCGAGATATATATATATTATTTGTATTATTACCGAATGTATTGTTTTATTGTAAATAATGAGTGAGAATTCGGATGATCTGTGCGACAATGATTATTATACAGATATTGAATTGGGTACCATATCCGAAATGACTGTGACGACAGATGAACTCGAAAATACAATAAGGAGTGCAACCAACCCACCACAATTGTTTAACAAATATACATATACACAAGTAAAACGACAAATGAATAACAATTTTCTACCTGATGCGGCCCATAGATATTCTTCCGCGCTCGATATATTGGCTAGTTATTTGAAAGGACAGAAATTACTGTATACTGAATCAAAGAGTTACATGGTACAAAATTTAAATTGTTTAATGTTACCAGCAATATCACTCGCAGCAATATGTTCTGTATTACCACAAGATGGAGACAACAATTCCATATATGGAATCAACCGATCTTATTTAGCTAGTATTCTCAGTG